CAGTTGATCCACTACCAACAAAAATCTCAAGAGGATAATCAAAAGCCATTCTGCCAATTCCAACTCTTTTCCCAAAGTAAGCAGTATCGTATACTGATACTCGTCCTGTTCCATCCCCTATACCGGAATTGGGAACAAGAGAATCGCCAGGCAATGAGTCGCCGATGGCTACACGGGCAAGAGAATCAACAGCGGAAGTAGCGGAGTCGATTCTTGCTCTGAGTTCCGGAGTAAGATCATAATATTTGATCTTCTGAGAAAACAGAGACGAGCAAAAAATGATGATCAATAACCAAATGTAAGAAATCATCTTCATTAATAACGATATAACCTCAAGTTAAGTTTCACTTTAAAAGAGTCTGGGCAAATCATTCCCATTTTAAAATCGGTCCATGCAGCTCTGTCCTCGACATTGGAAGTATCAGATGGAGAAGGGACAGAAGGAAAGGAAGTCCATACAAGAAGACTATCGAAGTAAGTTTGAGCAACAACGCTCTCAATATCGAGATTCAGCGCAGGATCATTAATATGGAAATCAGCAGTATTAAAACGATCCCACAAAATTGTATCACCAGAATACCACTTTCCATTTATTTTATAATTAGGAAAGAAGTATAAGGCACTGTCTTTACCAGGATAGGAAGATATACTATCCAAGTCAAGAATCGTTGAGAATAGTCCATTAAATTGCCCAAATTGGCGGGTATCTTCAATAAACAGATTAACTTCTCTGCTGTAGAAAGTACCTCCAACTATCTTCTCAAAATCAGTTTCATACCAAAGAGTATAGGATTGGCAGAAGGAGATTGTCGAAAGCAAAACAAAAAACAGGAATATAAGTTTCTTCATTTTTTTTTGCTCCTTATCTTCTGTAAATGTTTACTAAAATTTGAGTAATTCCAATAGAGTTGCTTCTAACTAATCTAAGAATTGCTTTGTTCCGATGAGAGAGAAGCCCAAACCAATCTTCACGATATAAATTTATTTCGAGAACAGCTCCTCCGATAGTAATAGTTTCAAGACTCTTTTCTGGCCCATATCCTAAATCTCCATGATCAAGCAATAATGAAACTGCAATTGTTCCACTTCCACCAGTAGCTTTTATTGCGGCGGAGCAAGTAGAATGAGGAAGGAAAGTATCGAGTAATGAAATATAAGGAGAATCACTCGTATTCTCACCACTTAGAATAGTTAATATAAAAGAATGTTCTCTTTGTTGATCTTTTACAATGTTGTCGCCCAATTCATAACCTCTTATCTTCTGTAAATATTTACTAATTTACGCTTCTCGAAAGTTCATACCAGCTTACTCCATCAAATACTAAAGTTAGAGTAGTATCATCTGCACTTGTAAATGCAGCGCTGAGATCGACTGAATCGTCGGAGTGAGAATTATTGTCGGTTATTATCACAAGAGCATCTGTAAAAATGAAGACGTAAATTCCCAATCCAGAAGCTCCTGTTATAGATGCTATTGTATTTCCACCTTCATCAGCAGTAACTTTAACTACATTAGAAGTAACTGCAAACGTTGTAATTCCGACTCCCAGAGTTTTTGTTTGCAGACCAGAATTTACTATTTGACCAAATGTTGTTAAGCCATCGTCTGCATGGATTGTTCCAGTAGAAGTAATATTTCCAAATTCCCAGCCACCAGTAACAATGAGATCTCTGGCGAGTATACTATCCTGAATAACTGCTCTACTATTAATGCTATCCTCAAGAGCTGTGAAACTGAATCCGATCTCGGTGTTTGTTTCCCCAGCACTAATATCCACATCCCCTGTAGAAGTTAGTGGTGATGGAACAGTGAAACTTCCAATAACTCCTTCCATATCAACCACAGATAGACTGCCATTCGTAATTGCACTTCCCGTCAGTTGCTCTCTTGCATTTAAACTATCCTCGAGGTTATCGAAACTGAATCCTATTTCAGTATTAGTAATTCCAGCAGTTATATCAACTGTTCCAGTGGAAGTCAGAGGTGAAGGAACAGTGAAATCAGCGATAGTTCCAGTAAGATCGTTAACATCAAATGGGTAGAATGAAAGAGCTCCACTTGTAAGAGAGCTTGTCACATTCAAAATAGTAGGCAGAGCTTCGATTGTAGGAATTAAACTCGTATCAATAGCAAGTTTGTTTTCAGCGTTCTCAATTATTGTCACGCCATCATTAGCGTTGGTAATAGTATAAGTAACTGTTCCAGTCCCAGAACCAGTTACAGAGAATTGGGCAAAGAGCCATAAAGGAATAAGTAAAGCCAAAAGAGTTAAAAGTTTTCTCATTTCAGAACCCCACCGATGGTTGGGACTGTGTCTTTAATCCAGCAGTATAAACCAATCCAGTTCCCGCAACTGTTTTTAAATAAAGAGTCGAAACTTTATCCGATGGACCAAATGACCAGAAAGTTCCCTGTTTCAAAAGAATATAAGTCTTCGCCGTGTTCCACTTTAACATTACATCTACTGTATCGGCGTAAACTATGAGATGCTGATAAACTATCGAAGCAGTAACAATCTTCTGACTTGTTGTAACAGAAGTCGTATCAGTCCACGAATAAAGTGCAAACTGTCCAAACGACAGCGAAGGAGCGATAAAAACTATAAGAAAAGCGAAGCTAAGAAGAAGCTTCTTCATACTCTATTTCCTCCAGTTCTTCAACTTTAAGTTTTCCTTTTCTTATCTCCTCCGCCCTTTTGTTTATTTCATCCAAATCGTCCTTAGTAAAAAAAGCATGACCGTGTAACTGCTTTTGAACTGGACCATTACCTCCCATTGCAGATACATATTTGGCAGTGTCATTTCTAAGTCTTTTTTCACCTAATGACGTAGGGTGGCGGAGTAAATCTTGCTCGAGAACTTCAATTGCAAGAGGCTGCATAGCCTTAACACGTTTCTGCACATCGGTAGCAGTTATATCTCGCTTACCTTGCAGGAGAAGAATTTGTTCTCTAACAAGTGGATTCCTATTCAGAGCGGTCCAAACGCAAGAAGTTGAAAGATTAAGAATCTTACAAATCTCCTGTTGTTTGTAACCTACGGCGGCAAGGCGAGCAATCTCACGCCAATGCCCCCAAATTTTAAGAATATCTTCGTTGTCCTTTGCAACTTCAGACACAACAACGTCATCATCGTCAGATTCCGGATCCGATCCTGCAAGCATAGGAATAATTTTCGGATTCGGTTTTCCATTCCGAATCCGGCGTTCTTTTTCCATTTGCACTTCCATAAGGCGTTGTTCAATTTCCTTACGGCGCTTTTCAAAGTCAACGAGAGCCATTTTTTCTTCCGTTCTTTCTTTGCCCACAAGATACGACAAGTCTTACCGTTGTGCAAGAAAAAAATTCGGGAAAATTCCGTTCCGTTAGGTGTAACCGTTGTGGAACCTTTTCCGACAGTTTCTTCCTTATGTTCACTTTCTGAACGTGAGTTACCCACTACCACAAAAGGCATTTCACATTTTCTGGCTAATGATCGTTGAAAAGTACTGACAAAATGTGAAAGGAAGGGTATATAGGGAAAGCTCACGTTACTTCCCCAAAGGGTGGGGTTTATCTCAAGAGGTTGTGTAGGTAGAAAGGATCGGTTTGGTGTTCCGGATGTGGAAGAGATTGGTTAGCCTCAGGAAACAAGCCAGGCTCGTGTCAAACGTTTCGGTCAGAATTTGCGCAGGCGTGCAAAGTATTCGCTGGGAAACAAATTGCCGGTGCTGAGGAAACATTTTTCCCACTTGGTAAAGAGTACGATCGTTGTTTTTATTGAAGTTACAGTGTTGGCACAAGGTTTGTATCTATGTTGCCAGGTCTTTGACATACAGCCGTCACTAAAGTAACCAGCGGGTTGCGATAATGGGCGCAAAGAATGAAGCGTTATCTTGGGTTTGGTTTGGCATACCTAAGTACATTGCTATGAATGCCTTTTTTCTTACTAATTTCTATTAAAGAAAGGGGCTTAACAATGGTTACTAAAGCCAAAGCCAACAGGTTCCAGCATACTATTCAAGATGCCAAAGAATATGGACTGGATTCAATCCGAAGGACGATAACGGTTATCTACTTCGGTTGCAAGCGGGATGAGAAAGGCAAAACCGAGATCAAGTCGGAGCAGTACGAGCAGGAATTTAAGGCTAAGTACACAACCCCAGAAGAAGCTCACGAAGCGGTTATGGAGAAGATAGCCAAAACGGTAACGTTCGATTTCAAAGACGTTAGCGTTGAAGAACTTCTGGCGTTGAACTTGACTCAGACTCCCGTTTTCAAGCTTTGGTATAACAACGAGCTCACAAAGAATACTTTGGCTGAGATCGTTGAAATGCCAAAAGCAATAACCGTCAACGTCAGGGATTTACTCGACGGAAGAAACCAGCGGGATTCCAACCTGACTAAAAAGTCAGATGCAGAACTTGACTCAGAAACGGAAAAGCTGATGAAGAGAATGGCAAAGATTGAGGCGGAGAAGACAAAACGGTCACGGGGAGGAGAGACGGTCTAAACCCGCTTTGAAAAAACCCTTAGCCTATAAATGGTTAAGGGTTTTTTTTGTCCGGTTTGGGTTACAAAATTACAAAATTTTGGTTGTTACAAATGTAGCTCTTGTTACTGTTGTAGCTCTTGTTATGACCCGTTCTTTCCTTTTCGTTAGGAAGAAATCCTAAAAGCATATTAAGGGTCTCAAGTTTTTTTTTTTTTTTTTTTTTTTTTTTTTTTCTAATAGAAAAAATCCTAATAGGATAATCTGAATTAAAATAGGATAACCGAGAACAGAACACACCCAGTAACAAGAGCTACAAGAGTTACAAGAGCTACATTTTGCCGTCTGTGCTTTTGTTATAATTGGTGAACAAACGTTTACCAAAAGCCGCGCAAATTTTTGGTGCGCAAACTTTGCGCTTGCTTTCCGCTCCCGCCGGTTGTAAATTTCAACGTGCCGGACTCCGTCTAAGGAACAGAACCTTAAAAGAGTAATTAACCATGACTAAGACAAAACACTCCGCCCTACCTTCCGAAGATTATCCTTCATCGTTTGTATTCAACGCTCGTGGCGATCTCAAAGACTTTGCAATTGTAATCTCGGTGCTTGAGAGCAAATATAATTATCGGATTCGAAGTAAATCAGATGTGATAGCTACAGCATTGGCTATTCTTGCACAAAGCTTTAAGGACAATAAACTGTTACCTTTTCCGATTAATTCTTATGAGGAAGCAGAAGCTTATCTTAAAAGCTTAGATTTTCTTAATATTCGTAAAAATATTCGGACAAAGGTTTCTAAAGAAGTTAAGTTAAACTTGCCTTCGGGGAACTACGTTTCCTCTTTAGAGAAAGCGAGAAGAGAAATCAAACTTTCCTCACGTTCAGATTCTGAACATGAGGAAGAAGCTTAATTTAAACTATAACTCAAAACCAGGGCAGTCCGGCGGCCCACGATGCCGGAAATTAAAAGTGAGGTGTTATTATGTCAGAAGTAATTTTCGTTTCGTGTATCTATATTTTCCTTGCCCTCGCATCTGGTCTCGCATGGGGAGAATATCATATCAAGAGTGAAACTGCAGCCTGGATGAAATGGCAAGAAGAGAAAAAGAATCTTCTACAGCGCAGAAATAAACCAGTAAAGTATGGAAACTAATAAAACTAAGAGAAGGAGGAAAAAATGACCCTCGCGGAAGTGCATCCAACAGATCGCAATTATCCACAAGCATTAAAGTTTGTAGGACATGCCGCAGAACCGATTTCCCTACATCATAGCACGCAGGTACATGGTTACCATATGGGCAGAGTCAAAATTCAAGGACGGGTTTTCTTATTTGGGGCAATAAAACTGAAAGTGTCTCGTCGACGCACTAAATTATAATGTCAAAAACAAAGGAGAACTAAGATGAAAGCAAAAATTGAGAAGGGAATTTTGATAATTGAAATTCCTGTTCAAGACCCGCCACGCCCTTCCAAAAGTGGAAAAACTTTGGTTGTGGCAAGCTCGTACGGAAATGTTGCTACTACAGCGGAAGTAGGAGGAAAACCAGTAGTAATAGGGTTGAATGCCTACATATCAAAGTAAAACCAAAAGGCTCCTTGTTCTCCACTACAAACCCCTCCTTTGGAAAATTGCCCAAGACGGAGAGCAAGGATGCCTTTTATTAACCTAAAGAAAGGAAAAAGAGATGAAACGAATCTTAGTACTTGAAACCATCAGGTATATGTATGAAGTACCTAACAATGCTCCACTTGAAAGTGACTTAGCCTTTCAGATTTTTTTAAAGCAAGAAAAAATCAAAGCTCTTAGTAGTGAAACCGATTGGGAAATCATTGACGAAATCTATGTTCCTGATATTCCTGAATACATCCCAGAAGATGATCCAGACAATATCTCCGATGGGGAAAAAATATGAGAGTAAACATTGGACGCCTTAACAGACTAATTGATCTGCTAATAACAACCATTCTTTATATCATCCTAATCTCTCTTATTTTCATCTTTGTTCTGGAACTCAAATGACAATTCTCGAACAAGTTTATCCAATTCATTTTGGCTTGATAGAAGATTCAATTTTGAATGAAGCGTTAAACATCATTAACGAACCGGAGGCTCAAGTCTCCAAAACCAATAATCCAAAATAAGGAGGATTTGCAATATGCAGATCAATTTCTCATTAACACCAGGACGAGTCGAGTCCCTGAAGAATCAGGCGGCAGAAGCCGACTCGAAAATGACCGAAGACCGAAAGGAAGCGATTCTCGCTCTACCGGACGGAGGTTATGAATACACCGGAGAAAAAGAAGAGTTTGATTCTGATTTTCCGGACTTCGTAGAATGGCTGACTGGAGCATCGATCACAGTTGACAGTGGTGATGCCAGTTATGCCAAACACTTGGTAATAGAGCACGCCAAGTTCAGTCTTGCAGAAGCAGGGCGTCGGTTTCTGGAGACTGCAGAATATACCGAGGCTGGAAATCTGACGAAAGCATCGAAGGATAAGCTCGATGCTTTCGTAGCAGAATATAAGCCATCGCCAGGACGGAGTTCCTCACTGTCAAACAAGTCGGATGAAGAACTTGCCGAAGAGACAAGACTGCTTGAAAAGAAACTGGAAAAGATTCGGCAAATCACAGCCCAGAGAAGTTAATCGCCTCTTCCGATTACCAAGTATTAAGAATAACTCTGCCCTCTTGAAAGGGGGCAGAGATTCTATTAAACATGAGGTAAATAAGAAATGAAAGTTCATTTAAGATGCGATTCATTTAATTCGCAACATGCTCGTGTAACACTTTTTGTTAACGGCGCAAATACAGGACAACTGACTCTTAACATAGGGGAAACTATTTGGCTTCATCACATCCTTGATAAAGGATGCGAAGCGTTATCTCCTAAAAATGAAATTCCTTTTACTTTTGTTGCAAGTGGAGATTTTCCAAAGCCGTCAGCAGAGGAGTTGCTTTCTGATTGTCCTGAAATTTTTCAACCTGGCAACGAAGAGGAAACTTTCAATGAATCACATCCCTAAGCCTCGTGTATTCATTGTAAATTCTTCCTTCCATGATTTTTCCGAAGCCAGAAAGTATGGAGAGCTCATTTTCTTGAGCGAAGGAAAGGTAGATGGACTACGAATTAACAAGTACGGAAGAGATTTTGTAGACAAGTTAAAAGATATAACCACCGATGATTATATTGTTTGCACTTCCTTACAAATACTTAATTTCCTTCTTGGGTTCATTATAGGATGGAAGAAGTTAAACAGGGTGAACGTTCTTTACTACCAGCAAGGCGAGTATGTGCACATTAAAATAAGCGCAGATGATTTTCTAAAAAGCATACCGGAGACAGAAACTTTATGAGAAAACAAACTGCGCTTCACCTTGATCCAGTCGTCGATGTCATAGACAACTCAAAAATGTCTGATTTCAAGCGCTGTATGCGCTACGGTTTTTTCAAGCATATTCTCGGTTGGAAGTCTCCTTACCCTTCCATAGATCTTGTCTTTGGCGCATCATATCACGAAGGTCACGAAGTTCTTGGAATCAAAGGTTACAAAAAGGAAAATCTTGATGAAGCAATGAATGCTTTCCTCACCCTTTATCGAGAAGAGTTCTCTCCATCGACTGATAACGATATGCAACTTGCAAAAGGAAAGTCTCCACAAAGCGCAGAACGAGCATACCGCTACTATATCGAGAAATATAAAAACGATGCCTACGAACATCTTTATTGCGAGATAGGAATCCCAGTTCCTATTGGTGATGATCGCACTTTTCACATTAAGATTGATAAGATAAGTCGCCGCCGTACTGATGGGAAAATCATTGCAATCGACCATAAAACTTCCTCAAGAGAGACTCAATATTGGGCGGAGCAGTGGGAATCTAAGAATCAATTTTTTGGATACATTCACGGACTTCTCTGTCTTTCTGATTTTGATGAAGTCATAGGTCTCCTCGTCGATGGAACATTCCTTTATAAATCTTCTCCGCCAAAATTTCGACGCCATCTCATCCGTAAATCTCCGATGCAAATGCAATCATGGCTTCATAACATCCAATATTGGTATGATCAGATCAAAATGCATATTCGTGTTGCTCTAAAGGAAAATTCCAATCAATCAGTTATGGTTTCATTTCCTCAGAACGACGAGGGATGTGTCAGTTATGGTAAAATCTGTCCCTTCTTTGCAATTTGCTGGTCTACTCCAAATCCTCTCAGGTATTACCGCACACCTGATGACACGCCAGTCGAGTTTATTTACGACCATTGGGATCCACGTACTGATCCAGTCAGCAACAGAATTAATCCTGAAACTGGAGAAATAATCAAAGTGGACAAAAGAAAACTAAGAAAGAGGAAAAAAGTCTTGGAGCCTATTGTCGAAGACACCGAGCTCAAAACAGGACTTCTTTTTTCAATAATGAAGGAAAGGAAGAAATGATGAAAACAATAATTGCAGGAAGTCGTGACTTCAATGACTATGAAACTCTCCTGGCTGTTCTTCTCAAAGTTGGTTGGCATATCTCTGAGGTTGTAAGTGGTGGAGCTCATGGAGTAGACCAACTTGGAGAACGTTTCGCAAAAGCTAATGGTATCACCTATACAGTCTTTAAAGCTGATTGGGATCAATTTGGTAGAAGAGCTGGAATGCTTCGTAACAAGGAAATGGCAAACTATGCAGACGCTTGTGTTGTTATATGGAACGGACACAGTTCAGGCTCGGCAGACATGATTGAAACTGCAATGAATGAATGTAGGCTTACAATGGTTTATAATCTTAGCGTCAAAAGAAAGGAGGAGAAATGAACCTATGTGTTACTTGTGGAGAACAGATTCATTTCGACGGTAAGATCTGGATACATTCAACTTCTTCTCCAGAACATCCAGCCATTCCGAAAGAACTTTCTCCTTCTCAAATTGTCGAGGAAATCATGAGACGGATTGGTCTAATCAAAGAAGAAATGAAAGTCAATTTTGTGTATGGAATCGTTTTGCCAACACCACATTCACGTTTAGAAGGAACTTTTTCTATAAACCAAGTCGTAACTTTCATTCCCGACGCTCCTCCGAAACTAAATGTGCATTGCTTAAAAATTATTGCAAATATGGCTTTCGATCTGGCTCGCCAAATTGAGCTACAAAATCGTCCTTCCTCACGTTCAGAAAGTGAACATAAGGTGAAACGAGGATTAAACTAAGAGAGACCAGTTCAATGAAACTATTATTTGTCGATGTTGAGACTACGGGATTAGACCCGAAAGAGAACGGTATTGTCCAACTTAGTGGAATAGTTGAGATTGATGATAAACAAATAGAGAGCTTTAATTACCATATCGCACCATTTCAATACGATAAGATTGATGATAAGGCTCTCGAGGTCAATCGATTTACTCACAAAACAATCGAATCTTATGATCATCCCATTCCTATCCAAAGCCAATTCAAAAAATTATTTTTGTCTCAGTATATAAATCCCTACAACAAAGATGACAAATTCCACTTCATCGGTTACAATGCTCGTTTTGACGCTGACTTCATACGAGCATGGTTTGAGAAATGTGGCGATCGTTATTTTGGATCGTGGTTCTTTTTTCCTCCGATAGATGTTATGAACCTGGCGGCGCTAAGAGCAATGGAAGTCAGACATACTTTCAAAGACTTCAAACTTTCTACCGTTACTGAATTTTTTGAGGTTGAAGTGGATGAGAAAAAGGCTCACGATGCTTTGTATGACATCGAGATAACAAGGTTATTATATTATAAATTAAGAAAGGAATTAAGATGAAAATAATTAAAACTGGCTCTCTTCCTGTAATTAAAAAAACACAGGGAGAGGTCAAAGATATGTATTCTATGGAAGGAATCATTGGAATGAGCAATGAAGAATTAAAACACGATGACTCATTAACTTCTACACTAAGCGCTTTACTTATGGGAATGCCGACTGTTGGTAAAACAGTGATGCTCGGAACTTCCACATTGCCGTTGCTTATTTATTCCTTTGACCCAAAATCGACTGTAGTTTTATGGACTCACTATCCCAAACTGATGAAGGAAAGATGGATAGTGGTCAAACCATTTTGGGACGAAGGAGGAAACAGAAATCCGAAGGCATATATGGAATGGGAGAAAACGTACGAGAATCATCGGGACACAGGATTCCTTGAACGGTTTGCTACAGTTTCTATTGACTCTTATACTGGTTGGATTCTCACAGCTGGGAACTACTGGTTACATGAGAAGAATAAAGAAAGATCTATGAAAGAAAGAGGAAAGTTGTTAGACCATTTGGCTCAGGGAGACTATCCTGGACTGTATGATCTTTCATCAACAATGGTCTATGAGTTAAATTCTGGAAGTTGGCACTTTCTCGTGACTTGCCATCTTAGGATTGTACGGAATGAAGAAACAGGAGTAGATGAAAGAACAGAGCTCCAAGTATATAAGGCTTTGAAAACTGAAATCCCCCGCCTTTTCTCAGAGAAGTATGTCCTTACTAAGAAACAAGTTGGTCCAGGAGAAGTGAAGTATATCCTTCTAACGGATGTTCAAGGATTGTATCATATAGTAGGATCACAATTGAGAAAGAAACACGGAAAAAACATTAAGGTTGAAGAAGAACCAAACTTTAGGTCTCTGTTCCGTAAGGCAGAAAAAAGTTACGAGGATAAACCACACTGGAAAACTGGCAAGAAACTAAACGCCGATTTACTTCCGGATGATCTTAAGGAGTATATATGAAAACAGTTTATATTGCCTCGCCCTACTCAGAAGGAGACATAGCAGTCAATGTAAAACGACAAATAGATGCAGCATCAGATTTAATTGGATATGGATTAGTTCCTTATGCTCCTTTGTTATCACACTTTTTACATATAGTACATCCACAACCATATGAGAAATGGTTGGAAGTGGATTTAGAATGGGTAAAGCGGTGTGATATTTTTCTTCGTTTGGAGGGAAAATCGAAGGGAGCGGATATAGAATTGCAACTTGCAAAATCTTTGAATAAGAAAATTTATTACAATTTGGGATTATTAATACTGAAGGAGGCATTATGAGTAAATATAATCAGAATAACTTTCCACCCTTCAAACAGGAAGATATCAACCACGGAGTTACATCGGGAGTTTTAAAGGATGATGAAGGAAATGAATGGAAATTAATCAAATCAAGTTTCGCAAAGACAGAGTTTTATTGTGAGTTCCTACATTTAAGTTTTCCATTATATGATAACACACCAAAACCAATAGACCGGATGAGAGATTATAGCCGGTTTAAATAATTAACCCATAATAAAAGGAGGACTCAATATGAGTCTTATTCAGTCAGTTATGAAGAACACTCCAGACCGCCATTTGGTTGAACCAAATGAGAGGTATGAAGTGAAAGTAATTAAAGCTACCTTTGGTAGCACAAAAGGTCAGGAGGAAACCGACGAGAGTGAAGGTAAAGCACAGCGCCCTGTGATTAATGTGACTCTTGCAATCGCTGATGATCCTCTGGCTAAACCACTGTTTGAGCAACTATATTTTCCAATAGAAGGAGATAGTGACTTTGCCGTGCAAGCTATGGGTGAAAGGATCAAAGTGGCATTTGTTGCTTTGAATTACAATTCAACTCAGCACGGTGATATCAAAGAGTCACAGTGGAAGCCAGGTATGGAAACGATCGAGCTTCCTGGATTCAAAACTCTGAGAGGTTTCATAGTGGCAGGAATTGAGGAATTTTACAAGGGAAGGAATGGCGAGATGGTTGAGCTCGACCAACCGAGAAATTTTATCAAGCGATGGGTAATGCCAGAACCGGATAAAAAGAAATAAGCTCGCCCTGACAATAGGAGCCAGGTTAGTTTGCTTGGCTCCTATCTTATTGCGAGGAGCTTAACTTTTGGTTAAAAAGAACTAATTAAACAAAAGGAGAATTGAAATGTATGCTTTTCAAATAAAATATAGTTACAGAGAACAAGTAGGTAGTAAATTGAGCGCGCAGGAATATCAAGATAAAATCACTATTTTTACCGATGGCGACGCCCTGCATGCATTAATAGAGGCATTAAACAAAATAAAACCCCCGATTGAATGGGAAGATGAAGATGGAACAAAACACGAATCTTTTAGGGAGGAAATATTTATTTTTGATGTGGAATTATTAGCCGAAACAAACGAGTGAAAGGAGAATGGCAGAACTAAAATTTTTATGCCCAGTTTGTGAAAGACAACTTGCTCGAAAATACTCGAGCTCTTTGAAAACTACTATATGGTATTGTGAGTTTTGTGCTAATGAGGAGCCGGTGGTTAGCCCGCAAATTTATATTGCGGCAGTAAATGGCAGAAAAGAATTTAGATTGGCATATAAGCGAGAACTGAAAAAGAATCGGAAGTATGAAAAGGTTCTTAGATATTATGCGCAATTACCCGATGGCGAATTAGCACACAAAATTTTAAATGAGGAAGCGGTGCCTCAATCTAAAATAAAAAGGCACCGAAGGTCACGTGCAGCCCGTGGTTAGGCGGTTTAAACAAATAATATATTCTCACGGAGAAGAAAGGGATATAATGGATTTCGTGATTGCAAAAATAGATGACAAAATAAAATCTGCTGATTGCAATAATAGAGATTGGACTTACTGGTATCAATGTGGATTGCATGATGCTAAAGAAATTATTTTAGGTTATAAATGCAAAAAGTGTGGACAATATCCCGAAGGACAAGGTGGGGAGTATCCATGTGCTAAATGTGGGTTACCAGTTGTTCACGATGAAGCCTAACAGCGTTGAATTAAGGGATGAAGGTCTTGAGAATGAATTAAATCAGTATGAGAAATGGGAAAATGCCGAAAAGCAAGGAAAGAAAATTAGATTTTTAGAGGCTTGCTAAAGGATGAATTTAGAAACTCTTAAGATTCCATACTTGAATCTTCTTCTCGAACAGAAAAGAATCCTTATTCTTTCTATTCGAGAATCACGTCTTCAGATCAAAAAGAAATCTACTAACAAAGTTAAGAGCAAAGTAGCAAGGGCAAAGAAAGTTAAAAGCATCGAAGATATGACAGAAAAAGAGATTGAAAAGAGAATAGAATCTATTATAAAACTACTCGAGGAGAGAAAAAATGCCAAAGAAAAGAAAACCAATTCCTAATAGTACCAAAATAGAAGTCCCTCACAAACGAAGAATTGAAACTCCGTCAAAGGTAGCTCGAATACTTATCAAAGATATCAATCCAGGGGATCGCATACGTTCTGGACTCGGTGAGGAAACTCCAGAGCAATGGAAAGAGTTTAAAGAGTCTTTAACAGAGCGAGGTCAGATAACTCCAATAACTGTAATGGAATATGAAAATCCATTTGGGGGTTTAAAGTATTTTCTTCTCGCCGGAGAGCGCAGACTGAGAGCATTGAAAGAACTCGATCAGAAGGAAATCAATGTCGCCATTTATCCACCCGATCTAAGCGCAGATGAAATAATAGCAATTGAGCTTCGGGAAAATCTTGATCGAACAGACTTTACTCCAGAGCAAGAAGCGAAAGGGATACAGAAGTTCCACGAGGCTTGTGTCACTTTGTATGGACAGAGAAAGAAAGGACAATCTACCAGCGAAGGGCACTCGCTCGAAGATACTGCACGAATGCTCGGCAAATCAAAGGCAAAGGTAAGCGAGGCTATATCAGCGGCGAAAGTATTCAACGCCATACCGGAACTCGGAAAGCACGTAAAGAAGTGGTCTGACCTAAAAAGGATTTCATACGAAGCCGAGAGACAAGTCGAAAGAGATCAACGAAAGCAGGTAATGAAAAAGGCGGACCAAAATGCAACATCTACACAAATTAGAAATTTAATTGCTGATTGGTATATCGTCAATGACTCAGTAGTTGGTCTAAAAGAACTTGATTCTGAATCAATTGATCTTGTAGAATTTGATCCTCATTATCCGATTGAGGAAAACGAAAGAATAACTACTACTAAAACTTTCCAGGAAGCGAAGACAAGAAAGTCTTACAAGGCAACTGATCGAGAACAGTTTCCCACAATTTTCAAAGCCAATGTATCAGAAGCTCATCGTGTTCTTCGTCCTGACGGATGGCTCATAATTTGGTTTGGCTACGAATTTTTTTGGGAGATTCAGAAGTGGCTTTTCGAGGCAAGATTTATCCCAACTCAGCCTGTGGAAGGAAAAGGAGCGCCACTATTTTTTCATGGGAAGTGGTACAAAGAAGGCTTCGGACATAGTAATAATCCGTTTGATACTCTTGGTCACTCAATCGAGCCTTTCTTTTATGTAAAAAAATCTGGAAAGGCTCGCCTTAACAAGCCCCACAGTGATGTTTTCAAACACGCTCCGAATCATTGGAAAAAGAAAGTTAACCCATTTGAGAAACCTGTTGGGTTGTATGAAGAAATTCTTTGCACCTTCGTACCGGAAGAATCATTCATAGTGAGCTCCTGTGTAGGAAGTGGAAACATCTTACTTGCTTGTGCAAATTATAACTGTGTTGGGAAGGGATTCGATCTGAGCGAGCAATTCAAGGAAGATTATGTTTTGAATGTTCATAACGAAGTACCACCTAATTATGGAAAGAAAGGAGAATGAAATGTTTAACATAATTTTTAATCCTCCATTAACAATAACTTTCAAAGGAAAACCAAAAATATTGGGGGTGGGATTTACTACTTTAGATGAAGAAAAAGAAATCACCGCTCCATCATATACAAAATTTGTGCACACCATTGATGAACTTTCTTCAGCGGAGTTAAAGTATATAATAGTATCTTACGTAAAGATGAGAGAATTAAACTCCAAGATAAAAAATCTTATTGCTTCTCTTTCGTACACTTAAAACAAAAGGAGATTCACAATGAAATTTCAATATAAAGTTCTATCTTCTACAGATGCAAGGAAGTTAGAAAAGTTAATCGAGGAAGCATCAAAGGAAGGATTGTACCCTCAAGGAGGACTGGTTGTTCACCAAATACCAGGACGTGTGCCGCTTACTTATTACCAGGCGATAGCTACAGAAATGTCTCCAATTATTACGCTTGATACCCCAACAAAGATAAAAAATTTGTAGTAAGTAAACCAGTAAGTTCAGAAGGAGGTAAGAAATGAAAATTTTAATTGAAGTACCATTGAACAAAGAAAGAATAGGAGAAGCGTTGTCAATTATAAAAGACAGGCTACCTATGACAAAACCAACAGATGAGATTTCCAGTGATTTCTATCGAGTCGATAACGCCCACTTGCTAATCGATTCCATTAAGGAAGCGATAAAGGATGTCCGCCTTTGCGGAATGCATGGGCACTACACCGGACAAAGATGTCCTGTCTGTGCTGCAGCAAAGATATGTCCTGTCTGTGGAAAAGGAATCCGTATTTGATTCCTCTTCTCAAATCGGATAAGCCAAAGTCAGGTAACATCGAGGTTGGTTCAATAGGCTCGTTGGATTCTTCTATCGCCTTCGTTGGGGAAGCTCCAGCTAAGACTGAAATTCTGCAAGGGGAACCACTCGTTGGAAAATCAGGAAGATTATTTAATCTCATTCTTTCAGAAGTAAGTCTTCGACGAGAGGATCAATATCTTACTAATCTTTTTAAGTTCGAGATTCGTAAGGTAAAACGCAAGGTAGGTAACTCCGATGTAGAATTTTATTTCAAAGGAAGCGAGCTTCTTTGGCGTGCTGATACAGGATTTACAGAAGTTGGAGAAGTTTATAGAGGACAACTTCTCGACGAGCTTAGCCACTTTAAAGGTAATGTTATCTGCCCAATGGGTAATGCTGCTCTTTGGGCTTTTACTGAACATGGGCAGATAACAAAGTGGCGAGGCTCTATTCTTTGGTATGGAGGCTTACAAAAGAAAATAGTACCAACCATTCATCCCGCCGCTGCATTAAGAGATTGGCTTGATTATCACCTTATCAAGCATGATTTTGGTCGAGCGAAGGAAGAATCGAAAACTTCAGATTACAAAGTTCCAAATCCGAAATTAATCGTTGAGCCTTCTTTTACCGAAGCCAAGCAGTACCTTATCAAGTGCTCGGCAAAGAAAAAAGTATCCTTCGACATCGAAGTTCTTCGGAATGAAGTATCTTGCATAGCGTTCTGTTTCAAGAACAATGAAGCGATGAGTATCCCTTTTGTTTACAATCATGAAAACTGTTGGACTGTTGAGCAAGAAATCGAGCTGTGGAATCTAATTGCTCAGATTTTAAAGTCAGAAGCCATAACCAAAATAGGGCAAAATCTCGCTTACGATATAACATTCATCTTCTCTCATTTTGGAATTATTACACAAGGACAAATAGAAGATACAATGATTGCCCACAGGATTCTTTATCCAGAGTATCCAATGGGCCTTGATTTTATAACTTCGACTTACACAAAACATCCTTATTACAAGGATGAGGGAAAGCAAGAGTTTCGTGATCCCCAAGACTGGAAGACGTATTGGCAATACAATGCTCGTGATGCGCTTGTCTGCTTTGAAACGATTGATCTTATTAAAGCTGATCTTAGGTCTATCAAGAACTTAGATGCTTATGAAAAACAGGCGAGACTTATTATTCCCTCAGTTTATATGGGAAGGCGAGGAATGAGAACAGACAAGGAAAGGCTTGACAAACTTGCGGAAGAAGCAAAGATTAAAATGACAGAGCTCCAGACAGAACTTGAGATTATGACTGGTCGTGACTTCAATCCTAACTCTCACGAACAATGCAAAGAATATTTCTATGGAGAAAAAAAGGTCAAACCTTATCTTGAAAGAGGAAAGTCTACGGCTAATGAAGGAGCGCTTGTCAGGCTCAAGAGACGTGGATTTAAGGAAGCGGGGCTCATTCTCCAATACCGTAACCAGTCCACTTTCAGATCACGGTATTACACAATGAAGCTTAAACCGTACGGGACACCACACGCCACGCCTGACGGCGCAACCGTTACCGAACCACCGTTAAACGTCACCCAAAACGACACACCGTTACACGACGATTTTCATTACCGCCTTCATTATTTCTTCAAGCCTGTAACAGAAATGGCTCGTTTTGCTTCTACTAAAGATTTAGACGGTTATGGAGGCAATGCTCAAAACCAACCTAAATCTATGAACATAGCTTTTCTCGCCGATCCAGGAAATTTGATTTTCAATGCTGATTTAAGCCAGTCGGATGCACGCTCCGTTGCTTACATCGGAAACGTGAGAAAGATGATTGAGGCCTTCGAGACTGGAATTGACATTCATTCTCTAACAGCATCCGAACTCTTCGGCATTCCAGCGGATGAAGTCAAGCAAATGGACAAAGAACAAATCAAATGCCAGATAGGCTATGGAGATCAAACACACCGTTTCTGGGGAAAGACTTGTAATCATGCATTGAACTTTGATCTCGGCTATAAGAAATTTTCTTATATGCTTGAAATAACTGAAAAAGAAGGACTTGCCCTTGTTCAGAAGTACCATGAGATATATCCTGACGTACGCTCAGGCTATCAGCTACAAATTAAAGAACAACAACTTAGCCGAAATCGAACAGTAACTAATTGCTTCGGAAGGAAGTTTTTATTTTTTGATCGATGGGGAGACGAGCTTTTCAAGAAAGCCTACGCCTTCCCCGCTCAAAGTAATACGGCAGAAATAATTAATCGTTGGGGACTCCTCGAATTTTATTACAATGAGGAGTTTAAAGATGTTGATCTTTTAAGGCAGGTTCATGACTCGATTAATTTTCAACTTAAAATTAACTTAGGAGCTAAGAGAATGGCAAACCTCCTGATTAGAATGAAAAGGTCGTTGGAGCGACCCCTCCACTGGGCTGATCGGGAGTTTGTCATTCCTTCCGAATGGTCGGTTGGGACAAAGAATTTGGGGGAGCAAACGGAGCTTAGGATGGAAAACGAAGATGAACTTACCAAACAATTAAAGGGGATTATAAAATGAATCAAAAAGAGTATAACAGATTAGTAAATCTAATTCAAGAAATGAAACAAGAGATTCTCAGTAAAAAGTCTTCGGACTACGCAAGTGAGAAAGATGTACTCTCTAATTTCAAGAGAGTTTCTGGAGCGGCAAAAGCTCTTGAAATAAATATTCATTATCCAACTGGTTATGCTCTATTTATGGTTTTAATGAAAATGGATAGACTAAACAATTTGATCGTTCAGGGAAAGAAGCCACAAAATGAGACACTGATTGACACGATTGTCGATCTCGAAAACTATGCTGAGCTTGCCTATGCTTGTCATGAAGAATCCAGCAGAAACTATCTTCTATGACCAAACTTCCTGACTGGATTATTGGATGGAAAGAATACACAGCAAATCTCGAATCTCCTCGTATTTATTCGGAATGGGTAGCTGTGTCTGTAATTGCTTCTGCTCTAAGTCGTAAGGTTGGACTTTTATGGGACAGGAAACTCTTTCCTAACTTTTACATTTTCCTCGTTGGACCACCAGGAGCTCGTAAGGGTACTGCTCTTAATCCTGGAAGAAAGATGCTAAGCCAAATAAATGTACCTATGGCACCGGCAGCTTTGACAAGGCGCCGCTTCCTTTCTATAATGGCGGCATCTGGAGCTGGAGGAAAATCCCTCTCAATAGATCGCCGAGTAAACAAACCAATCTCAGAAATGACAGTCTTTTCAGGAGAAGTAACTGTTTTCATCAATCATCATAACTTTCAACTTGTTAAAGACTTAACTGATCTATTTGATACCGACGAGGAGAAATGGCGCTATGAAACTGAAACTCAAGGCGCTGATATTCTTATTAATCCCTTTGTCAACATTATTGGAGGAACCCAACCTGGAATGCTTGCACGCATGATTCCGGATGAAGCAGTAACAATCGGATTCATGAGTCGAGTGATCTCCGTTTACGAAGAAGGAAAGGAACGTAACATCGCCTTCCCACAGGACATCAGACCTTCAGAGGAACTTGAAAGTGCTTTGCTTTCAGATTTAAGAGAAATGCGTGAGAAAAGGGGATGGTTTAAAATTGACAAATCTTTCCGTAAAGTTTACGAGAATTGGTACAATAATAAAAAGGATGATGTAAGATTATATGAAGAACGTCTTTCAGAATATAAAGAGCGCAGACAGACTCACCTCCTTAAACTATGTATGATAATGAACATATCCCGCAAAGGAAATATGGTTATTACAGAGGAGGATTTCAATAGAGCCTATGATCTTTTAACAAGAACAGAAGAAAAGATGAGTAGAACTTTCGCTGGTATGGGGCGCCTTGAAGATGCAGATGTAATGGACGCTATATTTCGCTTCGTCTATCAAAATGGAAAAGTCAAATTTTCAGAAATCATGTCACGATTCTGGCGTGAAATCGATGAAAAAAGAGTATCAACTATGATAGCTACATGGGAGAAAATGGGAGAGGTAATATGCAAAGGGGTTGAAGGAAATGCGACAGACGCTTTAATTGTATTTAATTATGACAACAAAGATGAAAAGAAAAGTTAAATATATTATCTTTCCTGGTTGGAGTTATGGCAATCGTACAGCAGTCTATCGAACTGCTGATTATTTGCTCCGCCTTCATAGCATAAAACCAAGTGAATGTATTATGATCGACAAGGGAAAACCTATCGACGTAGCGTTTTACAATTGCTGTTACAGCATTCTCAAAGATCGTATTCACATTTATCCATTACCTTTAAATGAGAAAGAACCAATTGGGATAAAGATCGAAGTTGATTGGAAAGACCTTAGAAAAACTCTTGGTATGAGTGCGAGAGAAGTTGCGACAGATCTTGGGATTAAAGAAGGAACTTATTCGTCATACGAAAACTTTAGGTCAAGCCCTAAACCTATTTTGAAGAAAAATATGTTAAATTATTTTGAAATGAAAATTAGTGATTTAATCTCACGTTCACGAAATGAACGTAAGGAAGGGTGAAGTCTTATTCTAATCCCATAATATCAATCGCATCTGCTCTATCAAGGATACTCTGCTTCCATACTTCTCTCATTTCTGGAGTCATGTTTTGCCATTTAAAAGCATTTGGGATTGATTCAGGATTTAAGTCATAGATAAGCATATCCTGCAAATCATCATCACTGAGTAGTTCTCCCTCATTCAGTTTTCTTGTAATTCTCCTCAGTAATATTTTGCGATTATCTTTACGAATTTCCATTTTCCTTTCGAGATGTTGCTTCATAAGAGAATAGTCAGACTTAACAATAGGTGATGCTCCCAAAGCAAGCAACAATCTATCTTGAGCTCCCCCTACTGGATAAGCGAGATTGTTTTGAGAATCTCTAATCCATATATCAGGCATATGGTAAGTATCCCACAACCTCTTAGCAAAAGGGTCCTTCTCACCTGTGTAATCCCAAGCAAGAACTACACTATCCAAAAACTGATTAAGATAATAGTAAATAGGAGCAAGACCCTCTGCCCAATTAATTCCCCTTTCAGTTAAAAATCCAGGTCTATCTTTGGCTTCTTCTCCAAGAGCTGCATCAACTGCCGCAGATACTGCAGGAGTTATAACATCTTTAGTAAGAGAAACCGTTTCAGCTACAATTGGACCGAGCCATTCGAGAGGTTGTTGAGGAAATTGGAAAGTTGCTGGAGCAGAGATATCCGCCCCAAGTAAACCAGGAACTCCTCTACTTACAACGGCGAGTGGATCTTCACCTGTGATAATCCACCTTTCAAGATCGTCAAGATTATCATCTAATCCAAAGGCAAGAAGGATTGGAACTGTCTTGAGGAAATAAATTAATGCTCTTGGTCCGCCAATAACAAGCGATACTCCTAAATAACGAGGTATCTCCCATCCTCTAAGAGAAGAAACGAATTGAAGATGATTTATAAAATAAGCTTTAAATTGTCCAACAACGCTCCCACCAGTTCCTCTAAGCATTTCAGGAATAGCAGCTGCATTATAAGTGGCTTGTTGGAAGTACATATTCTCAATGGCTTGGATGGTAGCATCTGCATCATTTAAACCAAACTTTTCTCGCTGGAGAATATAATTTGCTATAAATCCGAATTCACGGACAGGGCGTTCTACTCTTGTGAAAGGACCAAGAGGATGAAAAACAGAAAGTTTCTGTTTTATATTTCCTGAAGCATCAACACCAAGTGTAGTTCCAAGTCTATGTTCATCTTCAATGTCCTTAATTTTTTGGAGCATATCAACTTCAACTCCATCAAGTCCTTTATAAATTCTAGTTTCTCCTTCATAAACATCTTGAGCTTTAACATAAACTTCGTTTCCTACCTTAGTGTAAGTCATACCAAAACCTGACATAGCATTCAAAGCAGTAGCAACAGGACGATATCCTAGTTTAGTTACAGCAGTAATCCACTTAGCTCCTCTTGCCCATTTGGCCGCCTTCCCAGTTTCCCACCCAAAGGCAAATGATATTCTATCAAATGTATTATCAATCCAACCATGGGTAGAACCCTGAGCTGCTTTCATTTGAGAATGAAGAATAGCAATTAGGTCAGGAGTATAAATGTCTGGATTTTCCTTTATCTCCTTCTTAATCTGCTTCTGAATGGGACCAAGTATATTACGTTTATTCATGGCATGAATATAAATGGGGAGGATATCAAATATATTATCTCCCTTAAGAATACCATGCTCAACTTGTGTCCATTTCCCCTCCTTGCGAAATTCTATTACTTTCTTTCTCGCTTCATCAAAGTCATTTGTCCTTGCAAGTTCTTTTCCTTTTTCATCTACTATCTTAAATTCCCTCTTAGCAGTAGGATCGACTCTTGCTGGTTCGGCTTTGATTTCGTACAAACCAGGATCTTCTCCTTGAGCTTTAAGTTCTTGGCGAAGTTTATAAGCTTTATTTTTGGCTTCTTTATGATTGCGCCCGAATCCTACACGTCTATCCTTACCATCGTAAATAGCATAATTTCCAAGTTCAACATGAGGAAAGTAATCTTGAATTCCCCAAGTATCTATATCTTTATATGGATCAATAACATCACGATTTAATTTTGAAACTAAGTTAGCAACAGTCTTATCTATGTAAGCTGTTCTTTCATCAGCAGTAAGTTCATTCCATGATGTTTCGACTTCATCTCTTGTACGGCGCTTCCTTGTTCTTCGTGAAGGTTTCTTAAGCCTATTCTGTATATACTTTTCTTTAGCTAAAGTAATTACGTCAGTGTTTCTTCTTACAGCCGATTCTGTTTTTCTACCTTCGTCAACAACTTCTTTAAAAACACTAAATTGAAACTCATCCAAATCTATTTCATATTGCTTTCTTTTAGATGCTTTGGTTTCTTCTTTAACTTGTTCAAGAAGCTGAATTAGCCCACCTCTTCCATCAACTCCATCTATAGCCTGTTGAAGTTCTGGATACTTTACATAAAGATTAGCAAGCTCTTTTTTAGCTTGTTCAATTAATGTAATCGGTACGTTTTCACTTCTTATTTTGTGGATGAGCCCAACAGCTTCTGGAATCTTGGATTCTATTTCTTTGACTGTAGATCTCTCAGTTGCCAATCGGCGCCACCAAGCAGGACGCAACTTTTTGTAATGAGATTCGTAATCTCTATCTTTTCCCTTAACTGCTAAGTCACCCCATATGATTCGAAGGGAAGACATTTCAGGCATTGATGGTTTGGAAGGATCGGTGGAGTTTCTTCTAAGTTTGTTAAAAATATGAAGTGGGAACTTTGATTTTTGACTTAACCACCAAACTGAATTAGGTCGATTATAACTTATATCTCCAGCTTCATTTTTTCCTTTTGCAATAACTTCAGGATCAACTCCGATAGTTCCAGTGTTAAGGCGTTCACCTTCATTACTCTTTGCTCTTCCTTCCTCGTCTTCTCCATACAGTTGATTTAACCAATAACTTTCGTCGACCTGACTTTGAGCATGGGAAATCTGATCTTCTTGACCCATTAATTCTACGCCTCCAGTCATACGATCGAACAGGGCTTCCATCTGAGGAGAAAACTCGACGCCAAGATTTTCATGGAAGGCGGAATATATTTTTTCAAACATGAGACGGAGCTTTTGAAAAATCGTTTTGAGTCGTGGATTTGAAGTTCTTCCACTTGATACCCATGACTCAAAAGATGTTGTAAATTCTTCATCAGTTAATTCATTAGAAATCTTCTGATCAGAAACATTAAGATATAACTTAGCTACTTGAGCAAAACCTCTCACAATTGTAGATACATCAGAACTTTGAGTAAGAGATACAAATGCACGACCATCCTTAAAGAACTGTACACCGACCTGATTTTCGAGATAAGATTTCTCTGCCCCACTTATCATTTCTTGAACAGTAGAGGGAAGTTCAGATTCATCCAATTGACCAGTTTGCTCATTGAATGTAATAAATTTTCCTGTTTTCGAGAATAGAGACTCTCTTAAAAGTTGATCTCGCCCTCCTATAATTTGTCTACTTTCTCCACTAAGTACTTCTTTATTAAGTTTAATAACTTCTTCTCTTATTTCTGTTTCCGCTTTATCCGACAAATGTTTTCCAACAATAAACGCTTCTTGTGAAGAAGCAAGTTCTGGAACTTCACTTAAAGAATCAATAGTTTTTCCTTTGAGCTCATCAATAAGATTTTTTCCAACTCCAAACTCTACAAGTTCAGCAAGATTCTTCCCAGTATATTGACTCAATCCTCTTAGGAATTGCACTGCAGTCTCTGCCTCAAACTCACCTCCAGTTTCACTCACACCAATTGCACTCTTGACTTGCTGTCTTACTCTTTCCTCAGCACTAACCTCACTCTGAGTTGCATTGAGATCAGCAAGTTCGCCTTCTGTTGGAGTTTTTCCAAATGTAGGAGCATTCCTTCCTAACACCTTCGCACTTATTCCCATAGCATTTAATGCCATTCCAAGAATAAACCCCGACAAGCCGCCTTCACGTACTCCGGCAGTTAAACTGCGTTCTGCATTATAAATCTGTTTCGCCGTTGCATTGCTCATAAATTGTTGAAAGGTCTCTTGGATCATTTCTTCAAGACCACCTTTAACAAATTGCAATGACTTAGACAGGATTTTTTTGATTCCTCCACCCGTCACCCTGTCAATCCTTTGAAAAGCACGATTGATTGGAATGGCTTCAGAGGCTCCCCAAGGAAGATTGGCAAGCCAAGTTTTGAAGGCTGTCTCTTCATCTCCAGTTTCTTGCAGAGCCTGATGGTATTCATCGGCTGAAACGGTTGTAGATCCAAGAAAGGCAGATGTTGCAAGAACGGAGATTTTTAATCCTTTTGCAATTAAACCCCCAGAAACAAAACCTGCCAGACTCCCAGCTCCTTGTGCGAGAGTCGTAGTAAAAAATTCTTCTTGATATTTTGGATTTGTAGGAAACAAATCCGCCGCAACCTTCTTAATATCTTGTCCAAGTTCATAGGTTGCATACTCTGATAAAGGCTTGTCGGGTAATCCAGTAACTTGTGCGAGCTTTTTAGAAAGTATTGCTACGCTTTCAGGAACTCCTGCAATAACGGAAGTAAAACTTTGGACAAAACTACCAAGTCCAGAAGAAAAGCGCCCGATGTCGGTATCATAACTTGCATAATCTTCTGGGATTTCCTTAAGACCTTCTCCGATACTTTTATTAAATTCTTCGTGTGGACCGAGATCAACATATTGTGACGTCTGTTCATAAAAAGATTCTCTCGCCTTTGGGTCACGCATAGTCAGAGTAAATTGGCGAAAGTTAAGAGGCTGACCTTCTGGAGTTTGAAGATCAATAAATTGTGAGAGGTCTGTGTAAAATCGCTTAAGCTCAGTAGGCATTATGGTCTTACCACTGGTTTAGTTCCTGGAGTTGGTTGCACAGTTGGCGAAGGTTGAAGCAGGCTTCGAGGATTAGTAGTAAAGGTATAGGAAGCTGGAATCCCTCCGAAACGCTGTGTTACATACAAACCAACTACTTTCCTAAACTCGTTCTGCTGTTCGACATCTAAATAACTAACAACCTTCTGCCAGTTTACTGTCCCGGCTTGTTCATCGACTTCAAAGTACATAAGCGCTTTCCTTACAGCATCCACGTTCGTTTGCTTAGGATTTCCTTCCTTCAACATTTCCACATACTTTGCTTTAGCATCATTCAAAAAATCGGCAGCAGTAAAATCCATAAATTGCTTTTGTTCGGCGGGAGTCAATTGTCCTAAATTGAAGGCGTCTTTCATATTTCCACCAGGAACCTGGATAAATTCCATTTTCTCTGTATCGAATAAGGTAATTTCATTAAGATTGATAAACCTGCCATGAGATATCTGTTTACTTTGTAAGGCTAAAGCTGCTTCCTCTAACTTTATTTTATCTTTGGCAGATATTGTGCCAGCAATGTCTGACTCAACTAACTTACTGTAATCAGTTGCTCGCCTTTCTTCCGTTCCTACTCTTCTTTCTTCCAACTCCAGTCTTTTACCAGATCGTTCCGCTTCCTGTGAAAGAAGGAAAGTTTGCATCGCTTGAGCTTTAGCTTCCTGTGAAAGAATAGTATAATTAGGGTTCTCAGCCAACTCTTTTTGACTCTTGCCTGCATATAAATCAGATAGATAAGTACTATAACTTTGACTCACTGCAAGGTCTTCACCAAGTTTTCCTAACTGAGCCCCAATTGTAGTGTAATCTTTAGTTGTTCCAATCGCTTGTGCGATACGTCCCAGTGTAGCTCGGAAAAGCGGACTCTTGAGAAAATCACCAAAACTGCCGAAAGCAGGAGTAGGCGGAGCAGGCAATGGACCTGGAGGTTCAACACCAGGGAAAGAGGGTTGAGAAACTGTCAAATCTCTTGTAGGAATAACAGCTGGAGGATTGAATGAAGGAATTTGAGGAGCAGATGGAGCGGGCGGTGTAGTTGGAATAGGTTGTGGAGCATTGTAAGACCCCTTAAAAACTGTACCATCAGGAAGCTGAACTTCCGTTAAAGGATTATTTGGGTCTTCCAGTTTAGTCAGATACTGCCCAAGCATTTCAGTCTGTCTTGACACATCTGAAATACCTGGATCAACTGTACGAAGAGATGAGACAGCAGTAATTCCAGGAGCTATTTTCCTTCTCTTCAAAGAATCCCTTGAACTGAGAGGTTTCAAATTTAGATACTTATTAAATATATCACTGTATGGCATTTCTTTTCTCCTTTCTAACCAAGTAAGCCTGCACCGAAACCTAAGAGTGCTCCAATTCCAGCTCCAATTGCTGTACCTACACCAGGAACAATAGAACCAATCCCAGCTCCAAGAGCAGCTCCCCCAAATGCTCCACTAAGAGCAGATTGAGTTTTCGAAGGAGCAGGAGGAACATATCCTGTTCCTCCTTGAGCGGCGCCGAGAAGATTAGTGGCAAAAACCATTGCTTCTAAGTCCCACTTAGCTTCGGAAACATCTATTCTAAGTTGCTCATCCACTTGTTCTTGTTTGGCTATAATAACAAGTCTTTCAATATCTGCTCTTAGTCGAGCTAAGTCAATAAAAAGTCCTTCTCTAAGTTTTTCAAGTTCTGCAATAAGAGAAGGGGCACTAAGAATCATTTGATCTTTATTTAAAATTCTTCCTAATTGCGCCTTTAGCCAATTCTCCAACGTAGTTGAAACCATTGAACCAAGAATCTGGAATTTTAACTGTTTTCTAAAATTGTCAACTTCGTTTGCAAATTCATTCTCCATAAAAGCAATTCCCATTATGAAGGCGGAGCTCATCACTGCATTAACATCAGCCGCTCCTGCAGCGAATCTACCAACACTTCTCATAAACTGGGGGGTTTTTTCAGTTTCGTAAGCAGTGACTGCAGATTCTATATTAGCATTGCTTAGAGCTGTATTGACTTGAGTCATTAAAGTCGATACTACAGTAGCCAAACTACTTACAAAATCAATGGAGGAGAATTTGTCCAACTTTGAATAAGCAGCATCCACTGCGCTTTTCCAAAAAGTTTCGGGGTTTAAATCCGTGACTTGCTGAATTGCATCATCCCAAACACCTCTCATATAACCGAGAGGACTTGCACCAGAGAAAGATAGCGCCGCCGTTGGATTAAATGAGAAATCTCCACTATATGGATTACCAGCTGATCCAGTAGCTGTATTAACGAGATCGTACATACTGAGGTTAAGCGTACGCTCACCAGTATCATTCATCATATCTCTAAAATATGTTTTTATTGTAGGATCGATTGTTACTGCTCCTGATTGGCCTCCACCACCACAATACAAAGTGAAAGGCTCCCAAGTAGATACAATCTGTTCAACGATCCTTCCAGTCAAACCAAAAAATTTATAATCCCAAATCATTGTAACCTCTTTTTAAATAAGTGGCCTACTGTTTCATACTTTAAAAAAGTATACAATTTGGCAACTTTGTCTGATGAAATAGAAATACTTGACGCTGGACAAAATTCTTTTGCTCCATTAAACTTAGCCCACTGTTCTGCTGACTTAATTAATTTAATAGCTAAAGTTGAGTTTTTGTTTCTGAAATCAGGATGAACATATAAAACGAGATCCTGAACTATTTTTTCATAGCAAAAGAAGTACTCTGTTATAAAAACAGAAATCATTCCTACAATTATATCATTCTCAAATCCAATCCATACATTACCATTTCCAGTTACTTTAAATTGATAAAGGAGCAATTTGAGTTTATTAGGTTCATAAGGAAGAAAAGAATAAGCTCCTTCTTCATGCATCAATCTGCCCAAAGAAATGATTTCCTCTACATCCTGTACTTCATATTCTCTGATCTTACACATTCCATGTAACTCCCATCTTAATTAAAGTCCAACTGGCTTGACCACCAAGAGCTTTAATGGTATCAATAATTTGATGGTTAGTAGTTTGAGCAATAATGTTGGAGCAAAGTTTGATTCGTGCAATCTTATTTAACTCTTTCAACCCAACTATCCAATCTTCCATCGTTAAAGGTTTCACTCCTGCAAGAGCATAAATTAGTAAATTCTTAGTTCCAGATATATATTCGACTTCTTCTTTAATCGCCAACACTCCAATAAATTCGTCACCTCTCATTACAAAATAAATTTCAAGATCTCCTTTTATTGCGGAACTTAAAATGTTATTCTCAATATCTAATCCAGGCTCATCTACTTCCTGAGGCAAAGCGCTTTTCATTACATACCAAACTTTGTCCCACCAATCAGTAATTTGCTTACCGACCAGCTTGATCAATAGAAGTTGATCTTTTGAATCTTCTGTCAACGAATTTGATAACTGGGTAGAAGCCCCAGATTCTTTTAATCTTTGCATAATCATTTACCTTTAGTCTAAATCTAAAATCAAGGGAAGTGACAGGATAATTAACTTCCCCATTATGATTGATCAATCTATAAGGAGTCGTTGAAAAATCTTCCCTCGTTCCATATCTATAATCCACAGCCAATGACAAAGTAGGAATCGAATCTCCAATCGTTTCTTCCTTAAAGAAAACATGAAAGGCATCGAGCTGTTTCAAACCTGGATCAAGAAAGTTTGCAATGTCAATACATATCCTTCCTTCATCAACTCCATCATCATAGTAATCCGTAATCCCAATTGTGTCTCCCTTCCAATAAGAAACACTCTTTATCTGTTGTCCTGTTTCAAAAAGCTCTCCGTTATAAACAAAGGTTTTATGTTCGGTACAAATAAAATACTTACCAATCCCTTTGAGATCAGAGGGGTCAGGGCTATGAAACATAACAATATCAGTATCTCTGATATTCCACAAATATTCCTTATACCCCTCAACAGTAACTGTAAGATCAGAATCAATGCGAACAAGATTTCCTCCTTTGTCAATAAAAACAAAGCTTCGTTCATCACCAGCAAATGCCTTCGCCGTTACTCCTAAGTTATATAACTTCCTTTGTCCAATCATGGGAGCAGGACTTTGAACATTGAATAAAGCGTGAATACTCTCATCGAGTACTGCAATCAAGGCATCTTGAAACGCATGAAAGTGGCGCACCTTGCCAATACCATCAATAGCCATCCATCCTTGATCTCCCCTCTGCCAAAGATCAAACAACAAAGGTTTGCTCGATCCATAAATACTCGAAACATAACCACTCTCAGCAAGGGTAGGAAAGAACAACCATAAAACATCGCCTCCTCCTATAAGTGAGTACCAAATGAAATTTTCTTCCATTGGCATGAATGGAGTATCTTCATTTATCGGTCTTGTTGCAGAAATGCCAGTATTGATACCAACACCATCTTCATTAGTGTACCATTTGGTCCAAAACTCTTTCCAGTCAGTGTTCCAAAACTGATTGTAATCAAATCCCCCAAAAAATACACGCCCTTTCCAATAAGTCATAGTTTCAATTGGCAAACCACTCTTGACATAAACCTTTGGAGTCTCACCTACCATTGTTTCTTTACCTGAAAAGAATACTGTATCTACTCCATTAGTCAACAACCAAGTGTTCTGCATATCTACAAATGTCCACGGTTTTCCAGGAGTTATAGATTTTTCTGAATTGGGATTATCGGCGTCATAAGTTGTAAGAGGAATAAAAGGTTGAGTAAAATCATCACGATTGACGAGACGTATTTCATCACGACCTGCAAGAATAACATACCTTTTTCCTATAAATAACTGTGGAAAAGGAAAGGTTGTATCGAACCCTTCGAGGGTTATTCTTTCAGCTGGGATAGCTTCCTCTACAGGAAGGTAAGGAACTAACCCATTTACAGTAGGCTCAAAATTGTATAAATCAAATAGATCGTAATTATTCGGTTTTTCCTGGTAATGCCTTCTCAGACCTTTCTTCAAATCTATTTGGTTGTCGTGAAAGCGTCTCAATCTGTCCCCTTAAAATTAGAATTTCTTCTTCTAAATTTTTGATTCTTCCTTCGAGTACTTTGAAATGAGCAGCTTTTATTTCTTTTTCCAACAATACTCTCTCATAAGTTCTTATTGTTTTCGCCATTTCAAAACCCTTTCCTTTGTAAACCAGCCCTTGACATTTCTTGATTAATAAGATTTTTGTCCAATCCTTCCTCTATTACCTCCATTGCAGCAAGGGTATCTCTTATTCCTGAAGTATTGTCATACGATGAATAAAGAGCCAATTTAGAAGCGAGAATGAGAAGAGTCGGAAAATTCACCGAATAAAAATTCTTGTCAGTGTCTTCCACCAAGTGAGAATAGAAATGGGCATGTACTGTTATTGTATAGGTAACATCAGCTGGAGGATTCCAGATAATTCCATCATACAAAAATACATTGTTATCGTGAAAACGAAGGTCTTCGTAATCGTAAGTAAAAGTCGAAGCGTAGTTAGCTGCTGTTATGGCTTTCTGCTCAAGAGAAAGGGTATTTTCCAATAAAGCATAAATTGAAGGAACACCTCTTTCATATTTGGAAGATGCAAGATTAAACTTCTTACGAAATTCTTTGTAGTCCATAGGACTAAGTTCAGTTCTGACCTCTGCATTCATTACTTCAACCATTTCCACAGATTGAAGTCTTTGCATTTCAAGTTTAACTACACCGGCGGTGATGTTTTTCTGAAACCTTGTAATAGATTTTGGATGCTCAATTCTCATATCAAGAATTTTGTTTCCAGCATCTATGAAAAAGTCTGCACCCTTGTCGACGTAACTTATATGGTCTTGAACGAGATCAAATCTTCCAGTTTCTTCAATAAATTTCTGTCTTATCCAGGCTTTGGTATTAACTGTCGGCGCTGCCATTCTCTTTCTCCTAATTGAAAAATAAGATATCGAGACCCATTTCAGAGTCTCGATATCTCAACCTACTACGACACTGAGTTCTTCAATCCAATGCCATCGAGAATCATAAACTGATTTGGAAACTCGAATTTCCAACCTGCTTCAGTTTTGAATCCATCAACCGTACCATCCACACCTGGAGTTACCATACCAGTCTCGAATTTGGTCCGGCGATCTTTTCCATTGTTTACCAAAGGACACAGTCTCATGTTCTCTGGGACATAGAAAATCATCAGGTTATTGGTTGAACTTTCTCGACTAAGAAGTGGATGAATTTTGAAAGGGAATGATCCAGAGAATGTTCTCCAAGTGGAGACCTCCAAACCATAATCTTTCTGTCCAACTTCTACGTTCACGTGACCGTAAGTTTCCGCAAGTTCTTCCATTCCGGCGGCAGCTCCATCACCGCACAAGACAAACACATTGTCTGGAGCAAACCGGCGCAGAATCTTAAAGTAATTGCGAATGAACTTATGCCCCGCTTCAACCCAGTCTTTACCAGCATACAACTCATCCGTCGCATAACGGTAATCCTGGAACATCGAAGCATTGTTTGTCAGCACGAAGTCAAGTAAACCTTCCGTGTAGTACAATGGCTGTTTGCTGATTATGTCAGACGTAGAGTACTTATGACCAAAAATCGCTGACCATTCCCATCCCTGAGCATGGCGATACATAAGGCGAATTTTGTCATTGTCATAAATATCCCCCGTCCGAGTGATCTGTGCCTGAGCCGATTCAGACAAGCTGAATACATCTCGCCCAACCTGAGTATAATTCGTAAACTTAGTGGGCGTATAACTCAATGCTTCTGGAGCGGACGATCCCCATGGATAGGCGCCTGCCATGTAAATAATCCTGTCAGCGGTGGCAAGATTATATGAGGAAGCGGCAGAGGCTCCATCACCATCGATTGCATTGTCGTCAGCTTCAATAAGTTGAACGGCAATGTAACTCGAAGCTCCGTTCAAACTTTGACTAACAACTCTTCCTCTCACTGTTGCCGTAGGTCTGTCTGCATTGATAAGAGCACAGGTATGTCCAATGACTGCATCAGTTGCAAGGGCTTCAGCCATCTTAACATACACTGTAGCACCCGCTATTCCTTTCGTTGCCTGATGAGTCGCATACACATAAGGGGTTGCAAGACCCGCATCTATGTATACATCAGTTAATGCTCCAGTCCTGGCTGGCATCGTTTCTGTCCACCAATTGAACTCACTCGCCAACACTAACTGTTCAGGAAACATACTTTGAATAGCGAAGATAGGGGTTTGTCCATTTGGATATTCGAAAAGGATTTGCTGAGCCCAATCCTGTGGAAGTTCATCCGCAGTAAACTGCCCAGATCCTTTCATACCTAAAAAATTCATTTGAAATTCTCCTTTGATTTTTGTTTAACTGTTAAGAAGGTTCAACACCTATTCCAGTTGAACCAGATCCGGCAGTTCCTGCAGCTGGTGTGCCACCGACTACCCAAATAGAACCGCGATCACTCGCTGCCCATTCATCTATTCCAATGGCGGCACAGTCTTGAAGGATAATGTCATGAGTAGTAGCACCAGAAGGAATCGTAAAAACTTCCGCCAGCTTGTCTGCATGATTCGTCCAGAAATTATAGAACAGACAATCTTTAAACCACATGTTTCGATCCAAAGCTGCTGTATCTACAAATTTCACCATTGTCTGAGAAGCGGTCTCACAAGCAGATCGGAACATGCATCGATGGAACTCATTTCTTGCAGCAGAACCGTCAAGGCGTAATGGAGAACCAGCGGTACGTACAACCGTATCCAAACCGATTGTACAATTCTCGAATCGACATTCCTCTGCTCCGTTAAGAAGCAGTGAGTAAGCCGTTGCACTTCCTTTTGCACTGGTTCCAACTTGACCTTGAATATCCACGTTGAAGAAATAATTTCTATCTCCGCTCACTGAAATAGCTCCACAACCTGCCAACGAAGTTTCCTGGTAAATTCTGAAGTTGGCAAAAATACAACCATCTGCTGTTACAGCTAAACCAGCAACTGTCGAATCAGTACCAGTCACAGTGATTCGTGCTCTTGAATTTGGGGTTGGAGCGGCAATACCCAGAAGATGTGTATGGCGCTTCTCCCAAGTAAGAGTATCACTGATCGTAAATGAAGTCGAAGTGCCAATCATAACAACGCAGTCATGTTTGTCCTCGACACATTTGTTATATGCAGCAAGTACTGTAGCCAAAGCTCGACTGGGAACTCTACCATCGTTGTTGTCAGAACCATTCTCCGCATCAACGTAGTAAACTTTCCCACCGAGCCCAGAAAACACTCCAGCAGATGCGTAGATCGGTGCATTAAATTTCCATCCACTTGGAGAAGGGTCAACACCTAAATTAAGAAGTCCACCTTTTGTACTCATTTAAATTACCTCCTAACTTATATCGGTAGCTAAAACTACCCATTGACCGCCCTGTGCCTGAAGGAAAGCATACTCTCCATCAGCATCGGGAGTTAAGTCTGACCAGTCTCCAATACTGTCATCTTCATCCTGAAGGGAAGCTCCACCATAATCTGCAAATCTAATTAGATAGATGTTTCCTTCTGCGGCTGAAACAGATGGTAACTCGATAACAAGGGCATCAGTTCCGTTGACATCGAGTATAAGCACATGGTCATAGACTTTCATTTTATATTTAAGCGCACCGTCAGCGCTATAACTATCACCATCTATGGTAATGTTTCCGCTACCATCGGTGGAGATAAAGCGTGTTCGGTACGGAATAGGAACTTGTCCAATCCCTATTCGACTTTGTTCGGATTGCATAATGAAATCTCCTTTATCGAATTAAATTTTCATTCTTCTTTGAGCTAAGGCACGAACGTCGTTTGGATCATCCTTACCTTTAGGAGTCGAACTCGACTTCCTACTTCTAAGTGTTCTACGATTTCCTTCTGTCTCTACTTCGACACCCATTTTTTTGAGTGATTCACGCACCTCCTTTCCGGCTTCTTCATAAGCCGTTAGTACTGGTTTCTCAGGATTAGCCGCTTTAATAGCGGACGCCCTTTGAGCAACGAAAGTTGCCGCAGGTAAAAGTTCTTCATTATTTCGCCAGAAAGCGTTAGCTGCATTAACTACTTCAATCTCTTCACGAACAGTCTTAGACATTTGATCTGGCATTGATTGCAAAATATCCTTCCTTGCCCGCTCATAAGTTGCTGAGGCTAATGCATTGGCGAAATCAACAAACTTGGAACGGTCCTTAAACATATTTGTGAACTCATCTCCTTCAGGAATTTTGATGTTTCCATCAGGAGGAACATGAGGAACCGGCTTTGGCTCAGGCTTCGGAACAGAACTTGGAGTTGGAGACGGAGCGGACTTGGATGTCAAACCTTTGGAAAGACGTTCAAGCTCTTGCAAAAACAACAGTCCTTGATTTACATTAACTGGATCCGGTTCTGGCTCTGGCTCTGGCTCTGGCTCTGGTTCAGGTTTCGGATCTGGTTCAGGTTTTGGGTCAACTTTCGGAATTCCCCCGCCTTTCTTAGGATCAGCAAAGTATAAAATTCCATAGCCATCAAACAATGGCTTCAAAAAATTAAATAAAAACAACATGACTATGTCTCCTTATTTTTAGTTAGTTTAATTTTTTCTTCATCTTCTATTCTTATCTGCTCAGACTTCACAGTTTCAATAAGATTAAAGATAAAATCAATTCTTTGAAACTGTCCTTGAAGCTGATGAAGTTCTTGCTCTCCTAACTGCTCTCCAGTAGGGTATCTTCTTCCTTGAGTAAGTTCTGCCATAATTTGTCTCTGATCAAGCACAAGCAATCCTTCTAACCATTTCCAAACTGGGTCTTTCTGGAAAGCATTAAATTGGTGAACAGTTGGATATCTAACTTCCTCTTCATCAAACTGAGCAGAAATAATCTTTTCAAATTGTTCTTTATTCATCTGGCTACTCCTAATTGTGCAGGAGTTACATAATTTCCTGCTTGTACTTGACTTTCAATTTGGCCTTCTGGTTCAATCCTCGCTTGCGGAGCTCTGCGCTTCATAAATTCCTGTGGATTCTTTGCTCCGAGCAATCTTGCAATATGTAACCAAACTCTGGTGAAATCAATTCTCTGATATAACTCCGGACTCGCTTGGGTAATTGCAAGAAGTTGTTGCCAAACTTCCGCAGTATCACCTTGAGGCAAGCTTCCATCACGAACCAAAATATCGTAGTTAATATCAAGTGCATCAGGACTTACAATTAACCCTTCTTCCGTAATTCCATATTCATCCCTTAAAACTTCTTCATAATCTCCAGCAGTTTTAACATAAGTTTCTTGGCTCATATATTGAATCGTATTAGAAGCCAACATATAAGCTAAATCAAAATGGCCTTGCATCTCAACAATCCTTGCATTCTTTTCAAGACGGCTTAAATTGCTCATTCGAGTATCTCTTGCCTCAGTAGCCGAAACTCTCTCGCCTCGTCTGTTTTGGAAACCTTGCATTTGATCAGTAGCGGCGGTAACTCTTTGCTTAATATCCATTAAAAATCCAATGTCAGTAATATTTCCTCTGGTGGCGTCCGATACCTGAAGTTGCATAATCGAATCTTTAACCCCACGCCCAAATGCCCTTGCTCTAAGGCGGGCAATCATACCGTATTTGGTATTAAGAACATCATTAATATTAATCATTGAAGGATCAATTACTAACATATTATTAATTGATTTTCTAAGCTCAATAACATGTGATGACCAAAGCCAGTCAACGGCGTGTTGAATAGGATACTCAATTTCCAGTAACGAAGTAGGAACAGTCGAGTGATCATCCGTATTGCTCGCCGTTACAGCGACTGGAATCCTACCGTGGTTATTAGCAAGCGGTTTTGCATAGATAATAACCCTATCTCCTGCAACTCCAAATTTCCAAATCTGAGTATATTTTTCTTTTCCAAGTTTAAAATCAGCAGGAATTAACTTTGCATACATCCACATTATATCAATAGGCTTAGTTTGTGGAAACATCCAGGGACTATCGTTAGGTTTCACTTTCGTTGTGGCGTATCTGCCAGTCGTTGTTTCAGTTGCAGAATAAAATAAGCTTTTTGTATCCACCATTTCCTTAAGATATTTTACATTAAAAACATCTGGGTCATCTCTTTCATAATCAGAAAGATCAAAGTAATTAGTCCTTTCCAAACCCCCAAAAAATACCATATCCTTTACTTTATGAATAGGTACATTTGGATCAGGCAAACAATTATAGGGATCAAAAGCAAACAATGAATTTCCTTCATAAACAGTTTGTAGTTGAGTATCATCCACTAATGAGCCAAACAAACTTTTTCTTTTTCTGGTAACGAAGGATTGTTCCTTAACAAATTCAACTCCAACTGCTCCGAATCCGTAAGTTACATCGTCCATCCAGTGAGTATGCAAATCAAGTCCCATTCTTCTTCTGCTCGCCTGTAATGAGATAAGTTTCTGAAGCATTATCGTTCCAAGTGCATCACGTGGATCAAACCAATCATATTTAAAAATCGGAGCTTCCATCAAAGCAGCCATCCGGTATGTCATAAGAGTTTCACGAGTAGCGTAACTTAAAGGAACCACCATACTTACTGGACGCCTTTTGTCTTCTTCCTTGTCTGATTGTTCTTCCTCTGACAAGTCAATATAAACATTCAACTTTCTGTCAAGTTCAGCCCAACTGGGATGGCGTACCCTCATTACATCATAGGATTCCTTTGCATAACCCAGAAGAATCTTAAGAATATCGGCGTGATCCTGTGAATCCGGATCTAAATTAACACGAGCAGGATAATTCTTATATCGAAAGTCTTCTTTAAAAGTAACTTTCGACTTGCCCATCTGATTGTAAAAGCTCGGTGAAGGCATTCAGTTTATTCTCCCTTACGTTCAAGAAATGAACGTGAGTTGTTAAAGATCATTGTATCCTACCCCCCATCTTTTGATTGGAGGCTCATTCTGTATAGAAGAATATTCTCTATCTTCGATGAGAGCTGGATCTTCTTCGTAACCAACGGATCCATCAGGGTCAATGTACATCAGAACTCTTTCAAGCATTGCTGGAAGATAGGCAGCTGCGTCTATCACGTCCCATTTTTCTGGGTGAGGATATGAAAGTTCCTGAGCTTCAAGTGCTCCACAACCTACTCGATTATGATAAACCAATCCTTGCTCGTAAAGTGGAAGTAAGCCAAGTTCTACCCTTCCGATTTTAGAGCCATCCTCTCCTGAAAAATCTCCATGACCACTCTTTGCTTTTAGTTCCTCGAAATGGTAAATCTTTCCTCCTCTACCGTGCATCATATTCTTGAAAGTATAAGACCCCCAACTTTCGAGCCCAGTTATTTCCATTCCAATTGCATCCACATTATACTGATCTGCCAAACGGAGTCCAGTAGCACAGACATCATTAGCATTTAAAAAATCCCCGAACGCTTGTCGAACATGATATTTTCTACGTTCGAAGTCGATTCCCCATACAACAAATCCACTCTGTGCATTTGCCATATTGTCCGTTTTTGCAGGATCAATGATGAGAATGTTAATAAGAAAAGAAAGACGTTTTACGAAATCTTCATCAGTTTCATTGTAATATTGGAATAAATCAGCGAACGATTGATTATCAGGAGAAGAAGGCAGAGACATAAATTCACGAGCAAAAATATCCATAATTTTCTTTTCTTTATGAGAAAAGATAAGGGCGTCCAATTTTTCCTGGCTCATGAACTCTGGCATTAAAGTTTTGAAATTATCATCACAAACTGACAGTCTGATACATTCCCAATCTGGATCTCTAAGAATATGAGCAAGCAGTGCATCTTCGTGCTTGATCGTGTCTATATAAAAAAACTCACAATTTTCCTCATACATATTTCTGGTGTTCATAAGGGGACCATAAAACCATTCTCTCAGTTTTCTTCTTTGAGTTTCATTTCTAATTTCTACAATGTTTTCAAGATCATCTGGAATCCACCTGTCGGGTCTGTAATGACCCCATTTTAAACCATTGACTTGTTGTCCAGCGCCACGAGGAAGAATGAAAGTTTGTCCATAAGCAACCCACGCCTTTTTAGAAAATTGAGTATCTGCAGAAGGATTATAAATAGTAGTTACAGGAGGAAACAGAACTGTAACATTTTCATTAGTAGTCACGTTTGTTTTTATAGATTCAGTACTCATCTCAGCTTTTGTGGTGCTATCAGATAGATAGCCTATAAAATGTTTGTCACCGAATAGAATGTCTTTAGAACAAACAAGTTCGGCAATAGAAGATTTGCCCCAACCACGAGGGGCAGAGACCGCTTTCTTCTTTGATTTGCAATTATCAATCAAATCAAAAACTTGTAAGTGAGCCTGAGTAAATTGAGAAGTAAAAATGTGAGGGTATAGAACTTTCCCAAGCAAAGCTGAATTTGTCTTACATTCAGCCATGAGATCGAGAAGGGAACTTTTATCCAGCTCGTTCAGTTCTATATCTATTTGTGCAGCTTCCTGATAATTCATCTTCTTTTTTTCATTTTTTGCCATTTTCAATTGGTTTAGGAATTCTCTAAAATTTCCTCTTTAACATCAAAACAAATATTTCTTTCTTTTTTTACCAAATCATAACCTTGAGCATACCATTCAAATCCAGCATTCTTCATTACCTTAACAATTAAATCATCAAGAATCTTATCTAATTCTCCGCTATAAGTTATTATTATTGTTTTCATTTCTTACTTATCCTTCCACCTTCTTTACGATTCTTCTTTTTACCTTTTTGTACAACAATATTTTTACTATTATTTGTTCCACCTTTTGACAAAGGTTTCTTATGATGTACCTCTTTGCCATCCCCAACTTTTAGTTTTTTCTTACGTCGAGCTTTGTTTCTGGTGGATCGTTTTTTAACTTGTTCCGGTTTACCATGAAATTGTTTATATTCACGTTTATAATTACGCTTCTTTGCCATCAGATTTTTCTTTTTTCTTTGTATAACCACGATATGGCTTTTTACCTAACCAGCAAATATGAACATATTCACCGGCTTTTAAATTCCACCTTTCATTTGGACCGGACACGGTAACAACCCTCCCACCCTTCTTCACGCAACTGTCAAATGCTTCTGGCATTTCTATTTTTCTCCATAATCTTAAAGAGATTGTAGCTCGGGCGGAATGAAAGGAACTGTAATTCCACCTTCTTGAAGCGTATCGGCTGCAAAATCCGATAATGATTGTAAGGTCTGATCATCATATTCATTGTCAGTACTTTCCACAATTTTATCGAAGTTGACATTAATGAGTACATAACCAGAATACAACCAACCTTTCTGTTCGGAGCTCAAAGAAGCTCCATCCACTTGTGAATCCGCTATGGATTTAACCGCACTCAAAATAAGCGGAAATGCAATCTTTACTAAATCATCAAAGAATCCCATGGTATATCCTCTCTGTTATATGAGTTTATTTCGTTGTAAGATAATTAATTATGAAAAAGACAAATCCTACTGTTTGAACCACAAAAACACTAACTACAATCCAAACAAATTTTACTACGTTTCTTATAACAACAGTATTTCTTTCCACTTGTTCGATAATCTTTTCTCCTTCAATCTTGTTTCTCAATTTTGTATTCATTCTTATTTCTTCATCAAGTCCCGCTCTACCTTCTTTACCTAAAATAATAGCTTCCAACTTATCGAATCTGTTTTTAAACTCTTCCAACGCCTTGATGGTTTGATTCAATTTCTGCAATAAAGTCTCTTCTATGGACATTGATTATTCCCTTATATTTCAATAACATCATTATGCAAAATGTGAGCAATTAATTTCGCCTCTTTCGGTTCTCCTAAATAAAGCAGGAAAAAGCCCCGTCCATCATCCTCGACCCACCAATTTTCCATTACCCATTCTTCTTTAAAATCGGATTTCGTTGCTTGATTTTTAAGAATAGTTATTAACTTTTCCCGATGTACAAAACTATTTAAAAGTAGTTTTCTCATATTATTTTACCGCATATACAAAATAATAACGTGGAAAAATTAAACTTAATATTTGTCTTATGCCGAATCGTTTAACAATTCTCACCTTTTTTTTCTTTACGATTACCCACCCACAATAACGGAGCAATTTGTCAAACTGCTGCGGATGAAATTCCTGATAATGTTGTTCATAAGGCTCCGTCGTCCAATGCGGAGAGGAGAACCAAACATTTAATGGAACAGACGCCAATAATTTTCCACTCAATCTTTTCAAAACTTGTGCAGGTTCAATCAAATGTTCCAATATTTCAAAAGCAGTTACCACGTTATAAAATTCCTTCTCAAGTTTTTCGGGTTCCAAATCCAGATCGTAATTTGTATTAACAACTTCAAATCCTCGTCTTTTCATTTTATGTGATAAATTATTTTTTGCTCCCAAATCAAGAATCGTTTCATAGGTTTTTACATAATTTTGTAAGAAATTTAGACTATAATCATATCTTGATTTTACGCCCCTGAAGTTGTTCAACGCAATCTCCATGTCAAAACTAACTTTCGATTTCTGAAGAATACTAATCCTGATTTTCTTACATCATAAAATTGTGCGGAGAATCCGATGCCAAACTTTGACAATAAATCAGTATGGAAAATAGCATCGAGCGTTGAAATATTTTTGCCGTTCTTATTGCCGATGGTCGGCGCTATGAAAATCCCTAATGGAAGGTTCTTGACTTTTGTCCATTCCACACCGCCCATAAGTGGCGTCTTTAAGGCTTCCCAATCGTTGTGGAAGTCGTAGCTCGCCAGTCCAGCCGCTGCTGCGAATTTGAAATCGCTGGCGATCGAGCTCTTGAAACTCAGCGCGAAGAGAATCAAGATTAAGAATATTATACATTTGTTCAACATGATATACCTCATCGGTTAAGTTTGCTTCGTTCGATAAATCCTGTGCATCCATTCTGATTAGCATCAAGATAACAATGATGATAATTAATAGCAATATTTTATCTTCTCTTGCTTTCATAATCTCTAAATGCTTTTAACATTATACAAAACTGATTTAGGATTAATAGAACTTCGCATACAAGCCAAAATACCAGCAGCTTCTAAATAATTCTCAACAAAAATGTGATTAGTTGGGATTGGCTTATTCAAGCAACAGTTATTTTCACGCACTGCAATAATGGGAATATTTCGCTCCTCACAAATTTTATGAGGCATCCCATAACAATTATTTGGAGAAATCAAAACATCCATAGGATAATTTAATTGTCGTCCATATGGATCAATACGAGGCGCTGTATTTAATCCTTTCAGAACACATGGCAAATATGTTGTAGACAATAATTCTGCACAAGTACGTGGTTGAGAAGAAATATTTTTATAATAAAAAATTAACTCTTTATCAAAAATAGTTTCTTCACGTTCCATTGGAGCATGAGCTACTGGTTTATTTATTGCCGTAGCGATTAATTTGGAAACGATTGCTTCAATTCCACCCCATGGATTAACTCCACCATTTTTAAAATAATTAAGAGCAATATCACGACTTAATTCGACTTCAGTATGAATGGCTAAAGCATCATAATCATATTGTTTTATTTGCTCAACTAACTCCTCAACCCCCGAATAACTTCCGCCCGCAGTTCCATCATTATTAAAACTTCCGTTCATAAGCAACGAAATGTCAAGTTCTTTGATTTCTATGTCAATTCCCAAGGTATGTTGAACTGCTGCAACCGCATTAATTGTATCTCCACGAATCGGTTTATTTACTACTAATAAAATTTTATTTTGACCAAGTTTTGAAAGCGCAATTTCTCCTTTCAAAAATCTATCAAGAATACTTCCCTCAACATACCACATATTTTCAGTCATTTCATTAATATCAGAAGCATTAACTACATTCGGATGTACAATTAAATTGTCACAAACAGATGCTAAAAGCCTCGCGGCAGGTGTAGCGTCCCCTGCATGACCACCAATAGTACATCCGATGCCGGTAGGAATAATCATAACAACATTAAATTCTCTCAAAATAACTCCATCGTTTTTCTACTCCTGCGAAAAAATTAGCACAAAATTCTCTTATCTGATTGGGATCAAATTCCTTACAAGAAAAAAAATCAATAAAAACTTTTCCTAATTTATCTAAACTGTGTATAACGATAGAACTTGTGGTTATAAATTGCACTGCCGATATTCCTGATAAATGAATAGGCACATGAATCATATCTTCTCCTTCGTAATCCCACCATGATAACTTTTCGGGCGTCATATTTGTAAATTGACAAAGCACTTTAAAAAACATTTTAATTGATTTTCTATTAAATTTCTTAATATCACAATCATGCAAATCTAATGAAAGAGAATATCCATAAACTTTATTCATAATCTCTAAATGCTTTCAATGTGTGTATGAAATGATAATTGAAATTGAACAACACCGGGTAAAAGATTATCCAAAAAAGCGGAATAGTCCACAGCATTATTATCAGTCCATATTTAAAATACATCGTCAATGCAAAACTGCCAGTAATGATTGTTCCATCGGTTAAATGAAAACCATCAAAAACATTCGCTCGCATAGTGACATCGTAATTGTTATAACTGCCTTTTAAAAATTGCCGCAACCACTCCGGCAATTTGGTCAGAATTGAAATCGAGAATCGGAACAAGATTATATCCCTTATGGTCTTCAATTCCAGGATAATCAAATAGACAATAATGATCTCAATCATTTAAACAAATCCGTCATAAGTTTCTCAAACACTAACCACCAATTGCGATAAGTGGAATAGCCTACAATAAGTTCAAAAATTATCCAAACCACAACCATAATAATTAAAACTAAAACAAAACAATGTATCATCTTAGAACTTATTTTATCCAACTTTTGTAATCTATTTTTCATTTTAGCCATCTTGACATCAAATTATCTTTCATTTACAAATTTAATCCAATCTAAATAAACTGTTTTATCTGCTGCTCCATTTTTCACAGCTACAATTGGAGACAATTCTTCACCATCTGGAAAACCAGCAACATCCGTTTCTACGGTAGATACTTGAGTGCCATTTATATAAATATCAACAGTAGTAACTCCATCAAAATGCAATCCAGCGGTAAAATATGCGGTAGTAATAACAGACAATGTGTCAGTAACGAATGCGCTTCCACTTGTTTGATAAATAAATGTCACCGTATCTGGATTAGCTTCAAATACACAAAACCCAACCACATCTTTATCCGCCACATCAGCGCCATCATCATTAAGAAAATCAGCAGCAGAAGAACCTTCTTCTGCCAATCCAACAAATATAATACCGGCATCCGTTACCGCATCTGTGGATATTCTAAATTCAACCCAACTTTGTAAACCACTATCCCCTGTATACTCAATAAATGTCTCTGTACCAAGCTCCCCAAGTTGAAAATAAATTTCATTATTGCTTGCAGTAACCGGAGTAACACTTACGATACCACCAAGATTACCCGCGGCGGAAGCTATAACATAAGAAGCATCTCCAGTAGCCTTCCATCCTTCCCAAGCATTAGTTGTAACTACAAATGGAATCCCAATAAAATCTTCAAAATATCGAAAACTTCCAGATGGATCAGATATTGGCAAAGGACAATTAGCCCAAAATCCTTGACCTTGTTTAATATAATCAATGTTAAAAGTAAGAGTATCAACATGCCAAACCATCGAAGAATCATCAGAAGAATACATAAGATTATATCTATTTCTAAAACTAAGAGACCAATCTGCATAAAAAGAAGCTCCACGTGAAAACACGGGTCTATTGTATACGCTGCCAATATTTCTACCAAATGGACCAATCCCTTCACCGTCTTGAGAAAACAAATATAATGGAATTACCATTAACAATACTAAAATAAAACTAAATAATTTATTCATCCTACAACCTCTTAATTATTAATTAAACATTTATTATTTACGAAAGCCATGCTCTTCTTTCTATTGGTATATCATCGTACCATGCCGATCTTGCTGAAATTTGTCCCATTGGCCTAATAAAATCAAAATCAATAAAAGCGGGAAATTTTAAATGTGAACAAAAATACGTTAAAGCGTCAGCAAGATCATCAGTGTCCCAATATCCTAAATACATTAATTCATCAACAGTTTCTTTAAATTCAGATGGATTTCCAACAAAATATAATTTCTCTCCAGTAATATATGGAGCCAATGTACCAGAAATTACCTGTTCTTTTTGCTCGCTTCTTGGTTCTTGATACACTTTTAATTTGCTATATTCTTTCTCTCCATCTTTATTCTTTTCATGCACAACTAAATGTTTTAAAATTCTCCCAAACCATTTCTGAAAATGCTGACCATCAAACGTTCCTGATTCAAAATTATATTTATTATGTTTTGTTAATATCCATTTTCCAATAATAAAAGGATCAGGTTCTTTTGTTCTATAAGGAGGCAATACATACACATTTCCCCAAGGATCAGTAAATCCAATAAAAAATGCTCTCCAATCAGCACTCGTTGCTTCGCTTACAGCAAGGTCGCCACCAATAAATGAAAGAACATTACAAACTTTTCTTCCATTTGGAAATACAAATGGACTTTCAACGTTTGCTTCAAGAATAAGTTCATTAAACAAATATTTAATTTCTAATCCTTGAACATACCGAAATTCTGTAAATACTCTGGATTCATTTGTTTTAGGAATATTATATCGTTCTTGCCAAAAAGAAGGCAATACCCCAACGGCAGCAGCTTCTTCTCTTTTATCGCAAAAATATTCATAATCATAAATACCTTGCCATAAAGCTACTTCCGGGGTTTCCTGTCCTTTAAAATATTTATGTCCATCAATACCAATTTGATCCTGTGTAAAATATTCTGATCTTGGATTAAATCTATATTCTTTTGGAAATTCACTTGGAAGCAAATCGTTTAACTTTAAAATATTTTCAATCGTATCTGTTGATCTTTCCATCGGAATTTTAAACCAAGAATCAGATTGTTTTAATTTTAACAAATAAGAACCAAAATGACAAATAGTTCCAACTGCGATAAATTGACAATCAATATCTCCGGCAGGAATAATTTCTTCAAAAATATCTTCAATTAATTTTTGCCGCAACTCCAACGTATTGGTATTCTTTCTGTCTTCAACATCATCAAATATAATTAAATCTGGTCGATCATCAACACTAAGCAATCCTCTATTAGCGGATTTAATAGAAGATGCCATAATTCTAATACCCCAAGGTTCTATGTAAATTTCTTTAAAATTCCAAACACGTGATCTCTTTTTACCATCTTCTTCAACATATTCAAATGACTCATTTACATCTTTAATATCAACGGCTCGGCCGATATCACCATAATATGTTCGCATTTTTCTACTTTGTAAATAAACACGAATACGCATTAAAAATTTAACGGCCTGTCCACCAGTTGAAGATAAAATAAGAATGTACTTTTTCTTCTTAATAAGAATACAATACATTACATAAAGGAAAGTTATTACAGTAGATTTGGCATGGAACCGGGGAAGTTGAACAATTATTTTTAAATGATTAATTAACGCCCAAAGAATATATCTGGCAAATATAGATAATTCTCCGCCAGCCCTACGAAAAGCATAAGGAAATAACACTTTAACCATGGCATTTCCAGCTTTGCCCCAAATAGGTTCAGTGTTAATAATATCCCTAAATTGTTGTTTTTTATCAGAATCCATTATTCTTCAATTTTTTCCAAATCATTTGTTACTTCTACTTCTTCAACATCCCTAAACTTTGCTGGAATCGCTTTCCCATTTCCTTCCCCAAGTTGTTTTGCATCCTCAAGCGTTGGCAAATTATTCATTAACCCAAGCAAACGATTAATCCTTTCCCTACGCTTTGGGTCTTTATCATATTCACTTTTGGCCATATCAACAAAATTATCTACAACAAATTCTGGCGATGCCCCCCTCTCTTTTAACAAATCCGCTAATTGTTTTGCTACTTCACTCATGATTGGCTCGCTTTTCATAATTAAGACGACTTTCTGCCAACTTGCATCATTCCCATAGGCAGACCTATAAGCCATCATTACAATTTCTTTATTAAATGCTCCATATTGTTTAATAAGAGCGACTATAAATGTAACTAATAATTTAATTCTTTTTTGATTAATGTTACTTTTAACTTGATATGCTTCTGATGTTGAAATATGATATTGTCCTTTTAAATCTGTCCCATCAAATAATTTAGTTTTTCTTCCAAATTTATCTACAAAATATGTTCCAGTAGCAGTTCTAATATGCGACAAATCTCCTTTTAATGAATCACACCTCCAAAGCACTTGCATAATCCAAAATTCTTCCAATGGACCAGGTACTTCCGTTATAACCCAATCGTTTTTTTGGGCATAAACATTTGGAACAAAATAATGTTTTTCTGATTTAAGTGGAATGCGCCAATCTTTGCGAGGATCAATATTTTTTTGAATTGCTTGTTCGAGTGTGTAAATTTCAGCATAATGAACTCCATTATAAAATTTAGACAACCCCAACCATTGCCAACGTTCATTTTCTTTTTTTCTTAAACAACGAAATCTAATTCCTTCTTCACTAAAATTACTTTTAAACAACCCGACTTCACGTTCTTTTTCATTATAAATACTCATTCTGATATACAATGTAGAGTTTTGAGCTCTCTAATTCAATCAATTTTAAATTGTTAATATAACTTATTGATTTTATTAAACTTAACTCAAAAAATAAAAAACTTGACTATATTTATTATATTTATTATATTTATTTATGATATTTAAAGACAGGAAAATATAACATGGGATATAAAACAACAAAATATGTTATGGACTTTGAAACATCAACACAACGCAGTCAATTTAAATCTGCTGCCGCTACTCTTGGAATATCTATAAATGAGTTGTTACTTCATAGTATCAAACAAACACTGATAGAATATTCAAAAGGAAAATTAACCAAAAAGAATTTTCAACAGAAACATGAATTATTAATGGAGGCATAATGTCAAATGAATATAAAGAACCAGAAGATTTAAACAATATATCAGAAGATTTATTGTCCCTTGCTGGGATATGGCAAGTATTAAAAAATCTTAACGTAGGACAAAAATTTGTTATCCATTTCAAAAATGGTCAAAAAATTTCTGGAAAGAAACATCACTTTGACGATGAATCTGGAATCATTAGTTTACAATCAGAATTTGATGTCCCGGTAATGTCGACAATAGAAACAGAAAAACCACAATTTGAAAAACAAATATTAATTTTTAGATACAGAATAACTGAAATCATGGGAATTGGAACATTTCCAAATATTTGAAAATAACATGACAAACACAAAATTATTTCATCAAATAAACATAATAGCATCGCAAAATAAAAACACATTAATAAAAACACCAATCTTACATCAAGAAGAATTTTATATCTTTGAACGCTTTATAGAAAAAAAAGAATTAAAATTTAGTGGAACACGAATAATTCTTGAACCTTATAATATGTTAATAATTTGGAATTAAACTATGAAAACCCATGAATGGCAGCCATATCTTAAAATATTAGATATACAAGAAATAGACAATTTTCAACCATTTAAATATGTCTATGCTATTTCACAAACACAAAAAGCAATATTATTTAAACTTAAAAACCATTTAACTTCATTTGTACCTAAATCCGTATTAAGAATCGACAACCATGGAGTATCTCCAAATGGTAAAAAAAATTGGATTTGGATACACAAGAACTGGATTGATAAAATAATAGCAGAACATGCAAACAAGAAGATAAATATATGAAACGAATAATAATTAGTAACAATATAACATCACCATCAGGAACATCCGGAGCTGGGATACAATTAGAAATAGATGGTAAAATTAAAAAATCTGTTATAGTAATACCAAATGAACTAATCCCATTAAAACAAAAAATTGCATTAGCAAAATTGTCTATTAAAGAAATATTTCAATCCAATCAAAAAGTTAAAACAGCAAGTCAAATATCATTATTAACTTGGGAATATTATAAAAAATATTTGGAAAAATAATAGGAGAATAAAAATGCCGATGAAAAATAAGTTGGAAAAAGCGCAAATCTAACAAACGAGGCTCTCTATGACTGATAAAAAAATAATTGAATTACTAAAAAAACATGGAATAGAAGTTGAACTTGGCTCTACATATTCCGTGCGATGTCAAATAGCCCAAATTATAAATGCAATAAAAGAAATCTCAGCCCCTTCCGTTCGGGAGCAGCCAGTGGTTAGCCTGCCCCTTAATGAATATGAACAAATGAAGCAACGATTAATATCTCTTGACAACTTTATCAATGACATGGAAGACAAAATAAAGAAAAATCACCATAACAAAAATTATAATAGTCTGGTTTGGGATTGGATACAACAATTAAAGGCGGTATAACGTTGATGCTCACCGGAAGGTGGGTTTCGAGCAATGAACTAAAAAAGCAAGGAGAACTAAAAAATGAAGAAGCAGCCAGCGAACTTGATAAAAGATTTGATAAAATTGTTAGACGGAGAATACGCACCTCCGTTTGCAAAAATACCAGAAGAATACAGAAAGGATTTCATGAGTTGGACAGGCGAAATCAAACAACAAGAATGGACCAATTGGGAGCGGGCGTGGCAAATATACAATAGGGAATACATAGTATATGTTTTGCAAAATTTACTTTTATTTCAGGAGAAAAAATGAATA